AATTCAATGGTATCGAAATAATAATATTTTGTAGTGTATAGTCTTCTCCGTTGTATAATATGCGATAAAATGAATTATAATAAGGGATTTTATTTTGTAAAGGTTTTTGAAAAATTATTTTTTTAACATCAAATAAATGAAAAGGTATAATTACGTTCATAATAGTAATATTACAATTCTATATTTAAATATAATTTTTTATAACTATAAATGAACTATATTATTTATGGTAAAGAAAATAGTCTAAAATATAAACATGCTATGGAAATCATTTGTCCACATAGTAAATCAAATCTAAATTATAAGCGTAAAATAGAAATCGTTTTAAATGATCATAAATATTATTTTAATATAAGTGATTGTCACATTGAAGTAGATTTTGAATTGTTGGGTACCAATGAATATAACATTTGGATTGCTTTATATCAACAAATACAAACCATATGTAAAGAAATCATGGGTAAGTGTTTTGTTTTATGTTTCAATTTTCATTGTATAAAAGATGAATTATTAGAAATATTCTACATATTTTTAAGAGACCATAATATTCAATTTGTTTTATGTACTAGACACATATCTTGTTTACCAGATACGTTAAAACATAAATGTGAAATTATTTGTCTAAAAGAAAAAAAACAACCGGTACAATCTATACAATTATGCGACCCTATTATAGATACTATACAAGAAACAAATATTGATTATTTTTTGATTCGTGAACAATTATACAATATATTAACGTATAATTTAAATATACACGAGTGCTTTTATTATATCATAAGCACATTATTTAAAAATGAAGTATTACATAGTACATTGTTGGTGAATGAAATGGACACATTTTTTGATATCATAAAAAAATATAACAATAATTATAGAACCATTTATCATTTGGAAAGATTTGTCTCGTTTTTAATTATATTAAAAAGAAGAAACATAGAAATGTATGAACAAAGATAAAGCCCTTTTTCTTTTAAATATACAGGGACCATTCAATCTAAAAACTTTAAAAAAACAATATCATAAAGCGTGCTTAAAATATCATCCAGATAAAAATAAAAATTCAACGAATTATATTGAAATCAAAGACGCATATGAGTTCTTATTGGAAGACTTACATAAAGTATCTCCTTTGTTTTATATAGATGAAGATTATACGCATAATTTATATATATTATTAAAGAATTATATTGTGGACCCCCTCGAACAACATATGTCGAGTTATATGATTTATGAATTAAACCCTTCACTTGAAAATTTAATGAATAAAGAAGTATATTATTTAAAAGACTATGATTTATATATACCTTTATGGCATCACGAATTATATTATGAAGAACAAAAAATAAAAATAAAAATAAAACCCATTGTTGAAAAATATATGTCAATAGATATATATAATCATATACATATATTTTTGGATGTAAAAACGAAAAAAATAGGCGATTCAATTTTTTTAACTATAGGTAATAAAAAATTTAATTTTATATACGAAGAAAAGGATATTGTTTTATATGAAAAGGGAATACCTATGATACAAGAAAAAATATTCGATTATACTTTGTCTAATATATATATTCATTTAAGTTAATTTACTTCTTAGCTTTACTTTTTGTTTTTTTAACCGGTTCAGGCTCAGGTTCAGGTTCAGGCTCCGTTTCTCCATCGCTATCATATGTGTCGACTGGTTCTTTCTTGGCAGGCGGTTCTTGTTGACTTTCTTCCATAGGTTCGGCTACTTCTTGACTATCAATTTTAATATGACATTTACCACGTTCGAGACTATCCAATTGTTTTACAACTCCTTGGAAAAGTTTCCAAGTTACACCGAACTTACCATTCGCAAACCAAATCCCACCACATTGGATAATACACGCTACATTAGAACCCTTTTGAATGAATTCTTCTGGCCCACGACCATCTTCATTTGGAATCAAATTGTTATGGTCTACGTCAAATAGTTCAAACTTGAATTCATTTTCCCAAACAGGCAATTTTACCTTTAAAGTTGGACTGCGTGTTTTATCCGCTTCACCCGTGGCTTGGTCTTTTGGATATTTGAGCATAGGACTCCACAAAGCATCAATCACTTCTGCTGACATAGAAGCTTTACCAAACCAATCACGCGGGTTTTTAACCGCGTCGGATTTAACCTTTTCTTCAAGTTCTACAAGCATGTCCAGCAGACTCTTGGTGTCTTCATTCGCAAATTCTTCGCGTGGGAATTGAAGAGCGAAATCATAACTTTTGCTTCCGTTCGCATTATCATATACATTTACACCCCAATTCATCATCAATGGGGTTTGAACCATAAGAGATTTTTTTGAAATAGAATTCAAAATACCAACACTTTTCCCACCAGCATTATTTGCTTTTGGTTTGGTGAAGATCATGTTGCTGGAAGGCGAGAATTCTTTGGAGGTTACGATAAGAGAAGACATTGTTATCATAATATAACTTGAATCTTTAAATCAATTTTTATAATATTGCTATCAAATGAGATTTGGTGTTGAAACATTTGAAATGTTAATATATAAAAAAATATTATAAAATATATAAATGATACAATCTTGTAAAGAGTATCCTAAATTAATGGTCGAAAAATATACGCTAAAAGAATTAAAAGAAAATATGAAAACGTTTTCATATAAAAGCAATAAAACAAGAAAAAAGGAAATCGCTCTTGATTTTTATAATTATTTAAGAGATACTATGTATTGTATAAGAATACAACATATTTGGAAAAAATACCTTCTAAAGTTATTCAATCATACACAAGGACCAGCTATATTCAAACGAACTATATGTAATAATGTAGAAGATTTTTTAACAACGGAACCTATGAAAGATATCCATTACAAGTATTTTATAAGTTATCGCGATAAAAATGATTTTATTTATGGGTTTAATATTTTATCCATTGGTACTCTTATTGAAAAAAAACAATGTAAAAATCCATATACTATGGAAGCATTGCCAGAAGATTTCGTGGAATGTATTCAAAAAAGAAAAGTATACAACAAGCACTATAAATATGAGACAAAAGAAACAAAAAAGTTGTCTCTAAATATAGATACCAAGTTAGGCGCCATATTTCAAAAATTAGATGACTTAGGAAACTATACCCAAGTAGAATGGGTGACTAAATTAAACAATAAACAATTGAGGAAATTTGTATATGAATTATTCGATCTTTGGATATATCGCGCGAATTTACCCCAAGCAACCCGTATGGAACTATGTCCACCCTATGGTAATCCATTTAGGGGGATTATTGAATTTCACGTGTTGGATAATAGACATATTTTGGTTGAAAGTAAAACATTAAAACAATATATTTTTATGATTTGTGATACAATGCTCAATAATCCAAATACAGATGTAGAAAAACAGTCTCTGTGCGGAATATATATATTAACCGCTTTAACATTGGCAAGTAAACAAGCGGCAATTGCTATGCCTTGGTTATATAGTTCAGTTATGTAATATTATGCGTTAAAAGTATATAAAAAGAAATGATTATCTAATGTATAATGACTAATACCAAAGCGCCCAAAAATGTAAAACCTCAAACAGATGTAGCAGCGGCAAAGCCTAAAAAGGCATCTTCGCCCAAAACGGTTGTAGAAAAAACACCCAAAGTAGTTGAACCACCAAAAGAAGAAAATGTAGTGTTGGAAAATGTTCCTCAAGCAGAGTCTTCCGTGAGCGAGTCTTTCGCAAATGTAATGGTTCTTATGGGTGAACTCAATAGCGCTTTAGTAAACACCAAGCTTGCGATGAAGACCCTAGAAAAGCAAGTTTCCAAAGAAATGAAGGTTCTTGATAAATTCAACCAAAAAAAAAATAAAAACAAGGGAACTCGCGCACCAAGTGGTTTTGTAAAGCCAACCAAAATTAGCGATGAACTAGCCGTTTTTCTGAAAAAGGAAAAGGGTTCTATGATGGCTCGCACTGAAGTGACGAAGGAAATGACTGCGTATATTCGCGAGAAAAGTCTACAAGATAAAGCGAATGGTCGTAAAATTCTACCAGACGCATCGCTAAAAAAACTACTCAATCTAAGTGCTTCCGATGAGCTCACTTACTTTAATCTACAAAAATATATGAGTCCTCATTTTGAAAAAAGTGTAAAGGCTTAAATAATATATCATTTTTATAATCAGTAAATACATATTTTACTGATTATAACATTTATGAACCAATATTCGATTTAACTCGAATCGTTTTTGTATTATTATTATTTTTAAAACTTATTTTTGTGGATGTATTGCCTTGCCTATTTGTGTTAGATAGTTCTTCATCAATATTATTTAATGGTACTTCATTTTCTTCGTCTACATTGTTCGCAGGAACTTCAGCTTCATTGACTACATTATTCTCAGGAGTTTCGTCGTCATTTACGTCGTCATCATTATTAGAATAAACTGAAACTTCATCTTCATTGACTTCATTAATCGCAGGAGTTTCGTTTTCATTGTCGTCATTATTCGAAGAAACTTCATCTTCGTTGACTTCATTAATCGCAGGAGTTTCGTTTTCATTGTCGTCATTATTCGAAGAAACTTCATCTTCGTTGGCTTCATTAATCGCAGGAGTTTCGTCTTCATTTAGGTCATCTTCAACGTATTTTTTGGAAGAATTCAATAAAATCGAATTATTGGTTGGATTTTTTACTCGTTCAAATTCATCTAACGACTCCAATAAAGTTAATTCATTACCTAAAATCATTCGTATGTAATCATTATAAGACATTTCTCTATATTTGTCTCTATAGGACTCAATCAAATTATGATTTAAGGCATTGGATTGTATAAATTCCAAGTCCTTAAAATTTTTTTCTCCTTTATTAAATAAATCATTGTAAAAGTTGAGTGTATTCAACATATGTCCTGTTAATTTTTGTTTCAATTCTTCATAACGTCCATTTAGAATACCATCCATCAAAATATTTTTTTTAGTATTCATCACAGAAGACGCAGTGACAATATATTCTTCTTTGGATTGAACCAAATCGGACAACTTTACACTGTCCGCATAATTATCAAACATTAAAAGTTGTCTTTCGCCATAATTGGATGTATCCGATCCTTTTAAAAATTCATAAAGTCCCAATTTACTAGTTACTTTATTATATTTCACCGCGTATACATATTTATATTCTAATTGTTCGTTCAATATTTTTAAATCTCCTATGGCAATACATATTGGATATGATTTTTCATTAAAATTTACGTAGGTTTTATATAAATACGATTTGTGATTTTTTTCTTCAATAGAATATAAATTTGTAACATATTCATGATTCTTAAATAAATTCGATTTAACTCGTGCGTCTTCTTCGACAGGCATAATTATAATATGTATATATATATAAATGAAAAATAACACGAAAAAATGCAAATCCAAATGTATTCATTTACCAAAAAATGAATGTTATAAGGGGTGTGTGTTTACTAAAAAGGGGTTCTGTAAGTTGTCTAGTAGATACCAAATGGATAACAAAACATGTAAATTGATGAAGCGTTCAAAATATATTCCTAAAAGTTTTAAAATCCCTAAAAAAAAAAATGAACCAATCTCATCTTCATATTCGCCTGAAATAAATAAATATTTAATTCAATCTAGATATAGTCCAAAATATGATATATTCAGCGCCATTACAAATTGTATGAATATCGATATAAATAATTATAGTATAAATGATTCTATTTTGAAATATTATTCCAATCCACGTATCCAATTAAAAGATGGTCAATGTGTCAGTTATTGGCAAAAAGAATCACAAGATATGTTTTTGGATAATTTATCAAAGCATAATCGTATTGATATACATAACTTAATTGTTCCCAAACAGTCGCTATATAATTGTTGGTTTAATACAGGATTTATGATAAATTATGTAAGTGATAAAGGTCGCAAATTTAATAAGTTTTTTAGACAATTTATGATCACAGGAAAGGTGCGAGGATTAAAACCATTTTTAAACAAACTAAAGGCTCCTTTATTTTTATTCAATATAGCGATAGAAGCTACATTACAAGGGGACACTTTGGCTAAAATTATGAATACAAATGATATTATTGAAAAAATATATGAAAATATTCCTAAAGAATACAAAAAAAGTAATCCATTGGCAAATAAACTAGAATATGGTAATCCTTACGACTATCAAATGTCTTTGTTGAATTATTTATCAGAACATAAAAGGCCTTATAATTTTGTAAATGGATATTCTATTTTAAAAGATAAAATGCCAATATTATTATCGAGCGACGTATTGTATATGGAAATAAGCGAAAAACATTCCAAACAAATAGATAATAAAACTATATCATTAAAAACCAAAGAAAATATATATGAAATAGATTCTATTTTATTAAGAGACATAACTGGAAATCATTTTTGTTGTTTGATTACTTTAAACGATAAAGAATATATGTATGATGGCGCAGAAGAACCTTCTATTGTTCGTTTAAATTGGAAAAATAACGACTTTTTGAATACGAATAAAACATTTAAAATGAATGAGACTTCATCATTATGGAATATGCGAAAAGGATACCAAGTTTTAAATTATTATCAGGTTTGATGATTACAAAAATCAATGATGTCTAAACATTTAAACTTTAATTTAGGATTTATATTTTCGTGCGTTTTTAATGAAACAATTGTAGTATATATGATTTCAAAATTAGAATGAAAATACATTTCTTCGTGCGTTTCTTTAATAATAATAAAAATACTTTGAAGTAATTCTTCTTTGTATTCCATGTTTTCTTTATGTTTCATTTCGTTTGTTAATGTATTCAATAATTCTAAACAAAGGTCGCACATATGGTCAATCGTGCCTATTTTATATTTCATCAAGTTGCTAAAAAAAAAGAGACCGCATTTTAAACGGTCTATACTTTTTACATAATTACAATATTCATCATAATCTTCATTTGGACTTATATACTTTATTTCGCTCAGCATTTTAGTATGTTGAATAAAACGTTCGTGAAAAACATCATAAAAAGAATTATTTTTTTGGATGAGTTCGTGATATAACTTAGAAAATAACCTAGATAAGTTAATATTATTGCTTGCAATATCGAATATCCTTTTAGTAATAATATGTATATCTTGTTCGCTTTCTACATTATCAATAATTTCAAATATATCTTTTTTTAGCTTTTCGTAATTTTTTTCGCTTAATTTATTCAATAATTTACATATGGCGCCACAATAATCTTGTGGCTTGTTTATAATAGTGGGTTTTAATGGTTCAATATGATAAATCATAAGTATTTTCTTGATTTCTTTAATCAAATTTTGTGTTTCATCAGGAACTATAAATTCATTTACACATAAAGAATCTATCGATTCATAAGAATAATACATTATATAATATAGGATGAAATGTTTATATTCGTTCTATTTTTTTTATAAAAAAGAATAGATATAGTATGTGTTTTAAATTACCAATAGAATGTATCGAACATAAGGAAATAACAGAAACCATACAAAATGATTTGGATATGACGTATTGTTATAAAAAAATATTAGGAGACACTGAATTGTTATCTAATTGGTGTGGTTCTTATACTACGAATAAGACATTTTTAATAGATACACAGCAAATTTTAAAAAATATAAATATAGACACCTATGACCATTGTAACTGGGATACAAAATATGAAGTATTTAAATCAGAGACAAATTTTAAAGAAAAATATCAATATTTAAACATTGACATGTTAAGTTCTTTTAACGAATCCACTATGTTTATGCAGTCGTTAAGTATATATAATATTAGCGCGCCCATATTTTCACTTTTTACTCCCATATTTATTTTTATTGTTCCTTTTTTTATTTTAAGATTAAAAAGGATTAATATATCAGGCAATCAATACGCGGAATTATTGAAAGATATGATGAAAAAAACCAATGTTTATAAATTCTTTTATGAAAATACAAATATGACGTATCAACAAAAATCTACGTTGATTATGTCTATTGTATTTTATATTTTTCAAATATACCAAAATATAATTTCTTGTATACAATTTTATAAAAACATTCATATTATTTCAGACTTTATGGATAGTACAAAAGAACTATGTGATAAAACTATAACACAAATAAAACAAATGAATGTTGCGTTAAAACCATACAAATCGTATGAATATTTTTTGAAAAAAAACAATGACCAAAAAGAAGTGCTTGAATCTATATTACAAAAAATATCATTTATTTTTCCTTATAAAAACACTCTTTGTAGATTATCACAAATAGGGTATATTATGACTTTATATTATAGCTTATTTTACGATAAAAAATACAATGAAGCCTTTGTGTATTCAAGATCCTTGAATGTTTACGTAAAAGATATGAATGTATTCAAAAAAATACACGCCAAGAAAAAGTTGAATTGTTGTGTCTTTGATAAAGATAAAACCTATATGAAGTCGTCGTTTTATTTAGCAAATATACAAGATAAACCTGTAAAAAATAATATTACAATTGATAAACATATTATGATTACTGGACCAAACGCATCAGGAAAGACCACCTTAATAAAGTCTGTTTTATTGAATTTTATTTTGTCTCAACAACTTGGGATGGGTTGTTACAAAAAAGCTAATATTCATATATACGACCATTTCCATTCTTATTTGAACATTCCAGATACATCTGGTCGCGATAGTTTATTTCAAGCAGAAGCCCGGCGTTGTAAAGATATTTTAAATGTAATCGAACAAAAGAAAAATGATAGGCATTTTTGTATTTTTGATGAATTATATTCTGGAACAAATCCTAACGACGCGGTTTTATGTGCTGAAATTTATTTGAAAGGATTAACTCAATACACAAATGTTGAGTTTTTATTGACGACACATTACATAACATTATGCGAAAATATAAACAAAAAAAACTCCCTTATAAAAAATATTAAAATGAATGTAGTGGAACATAAAGATAAACTAGAATATACGTATAAAATAAAAAAAGGAATATCATATATCCATGGGGGTAAACAAGTTCTAAAAGACTTGGATTATCCGGAACAATTATTTGTTTAATTTCGTTTAAAACAATTAAAGAATAATATATATATTAATGTATATGGGTCTATTGGATATTAGTGGTTTCTTTACTGGATTAATTATAAATTTATTATTGGTTACGCTAATATGCTATTATTTTAAGAGAAAATATGAAAATATCGAAGCAGCACAAATGGAACAAGCAAAATTGTTATATGATTTGCTAAAAAATTCGAACTCATCTGAAAAAACAACTTCAACAAGTAATGTAAAGAATATTGAATTAAGCGACGAAATCGTTTCTCGAGCACAAGAAGATTTTGAAAGTGATTATAGCGAAGAAACAAGCGAAGAAGAAGATGATGAAGAAGAAGTTTGTATAGAAGATAACAAGGTGGAACCAGAACACAAAGAAGTTTTATTAGAAGATTATAATAAAATGAGTGTAAAATCATTAAGGGATTTTCTTACGAATAAAGGAGTCAAAACAAATCATAAAATGAAAAAAAACGAATTAATTGGATTATTGACCAATAAAAAATCTTTGGTGGTAGATTTAGCATTTGAAGAAGAAGAAAAAGAAGAACCAGAATTGCCAGATATTTCATTAGTAGATTAAATTAAATATTTTCTTATAATAATGAATTTTATAAACAAAGATGAAGGATTTCCTATTTTAGAAGATGGTAGACGATTTACAGATTATACACAGAGTTCTGTTAAACACGAAAAAATAAAAAATGAATATGGTATTCATAATAATCGAACATATAAAGAGTTTTTAATAAAAAACGCAGACCTTATGATGAAACGTAATTTTGATGAAAAAAAAAAGGTAAATAATACACCTAGTTATATAGAAAAAAATATACACAATGTTCCTTATAAGTTTAAAGGTGTTATGGATACAAGTAACCCCGAAATGTATTCTTTTTCGGATATGAAAAATGTATATTTATCGCGCGAACAATTGGATTCAATGCGAAAGCGTCAATATGTAAAATGAATATAAAATGAATATTATATATAATATATGATTTACGTTAGTATAGATGTTGGTATACGAAACTGTGCTTATATATTATATGAAAGTGATACAAATACTATAATCAAATGGGATATTATTGAATTATGCGACAAATCTATATGTGCCTCCAAAGTAAATTTAATTGATATAGGGAAAAATGCCTCCAATATATTCCATAATGTATTTTCAAATTATGATATTGATGTAGTGATTATAGAAAATCAAATAGGTCAAAACGCCATACGTATGAAAACGTTACAAGGGATGATTACTATGTTTTTTATTTTACAAGGGTGCGAAGACGTAAAACATTGGAACTCTTGTCATAAATTAAAAGGGTATGATATACCAGCAAAAACAACTTATTCGCAACGAAAAAAGTGGAGTATAAATATTACGCAAAACATTGTACAAGAAGAATATAGTAATTGGGAATGTTTTTATAATAAACATAAAAAAAAAGATGATCTAGCTGATTGTTTTTTACAATTAAGAGACGTATTAAGAAAAAATAAATGATATGTGTGCGATTAAATATAAAGTAAAAACATATAAGATAATATAATGGAAGAAATTATAGATTTAGATAGTGAAAATGTAAATATCACAGACCCAACCATTTCAAAACCCGAAGTAGACTTTGGTGGTGGAATTGAATTACTTATGAATGATAAAAAAAAGAGTTCAAGTAAACCAAATGTTGAACATTCTATTGAAAAAGAACTAAATGATTTAAATGATATTGAAAATATAGAAATACCAAATATTGGTAAAAAAACGGTTCATATGGAACACAATAATTCCGGATTTAAAAAAATGGATGAAATAAACATTGAGAAAGAAATAAAACATGTAGAACATAAAACAAAAGAAGAAACATTAAAAGAAAAGTTCAATTATTTGCGGAAATTGGAACAACTTGAATCGAAAGGCGTACAACTATCGAAACGTTATAGTATGGATTCATCTTTAGATGAAATGAAAGGAGAATATGAAAATATTATCACTGAAAAAGAACGAACCAATAGTGTTAAATTTCAAGGTAAAGTGTTAACAACATTGATTACTGGTATTGAATTTTTAAATAATAAAATAGACCCGTTTGATGTTAAACTAGACGGGTGGTCGGAACAAGTCAGTGAAAATTTAGAAGATTATGATGATATCTTTTCTGAATTACACGAAAAATATAAATCCAAGGCAAAAATGGCACCGGAACTTAAACTATTATTCCAATTAGCAGGTTCAGGGATGATGATACATATGACCAATACAATGTTTAAATCGGCGATGCCTGGTATGGACGACATTATGAGGCAAAATCCTGATCTAATGAACAGCTTTACGAAGGCTGCCGTAAATTCTATGGAACAAAACAGCCCCGGATTAAGTAATTTTATGAATGACTTTGGTATGAGTCACAGCGAATCCCCTGAACCATCAGGACCATCCAACGTCCGCGAAGACATGAAGGGTCCCGGGCCCGATAATATCAATACTTTATTGAACAAATTAAATAAAAAAGTAGATTTAGAACAACCGAACGAAAGTGTTATTAGTGTAGAAGATATGGATAATTTAAGTAATTCTTCCGCTCCAACTATGAACCGCCGTAAACGTAAAAGCGATAAAAATACGATTCGTTTAGCAGTTTAAATTTAATTATATAATGAATGTATGGATAGTAATTATATACAGCTTCAACAAAAACTACAAGGATTAAAGGCGTCTATTAATGAAATTTCGCGTATTATTGAAAAAAAAAGTGATATGGTAAATAGTTTAAAAGAACAGCAAATTGAAATTAACAAAAAAATTGCGATCGAAGAATCAAGCTTGAACGAAAATATTCAAAAAAAAAATGAATACGAAAACTTATTGAGCGAAGCAACAAATAGTTATAAACAATTAGAAGACGCGGTATCTTCCATATTAAATATGATTAATAATAAATCATAAAAAGGTTTCATATAATATTGTATGGTTTATTTACCCGAGGACATACAAAATTATATATTTTCTTTTTTGCCTATTGTGTCAGAAGAAAAAAAACGGTTGAATTCTATTGTACTAAATTATAATTATTATTTTATACGTGAATTGGACCATACATTTAAAGATGACATTATAAATGTATATAATTATTGGTTAAATATTAACAAAAACATAAAGGATTTTTTATCTATAAATGATAAACATACCATGCTTCAAATACGGGATTTTTACAATTTTGCTATTCTATATGGTGATTTAATAAAAACGTCGAGTTCATTTTAATAAATAAATACAGAAAAATATGAAGGGCACTTTTATCTAATATTTTCTTTCTTTCTTCAATAGGAGCAATTTGAAGCCATATAAAAACGAGTTCATATTATGGTCCGTGATATGATTATATTTTAATACATTTAGCATTTCGCTTGTGATATCTTCATTCAATGCTTCGAATGTTTTTTTCATTACTTGTCTTTTTATAAAGAGGAGTCTGGTAAGTTTACCATATATTAGTATTTTTTTAGGTATTGTCGCAAGCATCATTTCTTTCTAGTATTACGATTTATTTTTTTATTCAATTTTTTATTACATGTTTTATTTATTTTTTTGCCACCAATAAGTTTACTTGTTAAACGATTAATTTTATATTTTATTTCTTTACACGACGTGCTCGATGTAAATTCTTTAGTTTGTAAAAATAATTTAACTTCAATAATATATTCTGGCTTTGAAATGTCTAAAATGGTTTCAATGTTTTTTTTATATTTATTTTTTCTATTTACATTTATTTTTTCAATTGGTCTGGTATAATCGTTTAACTCCATTCTGTATTGAGAATTTGTATCTTTTGTATTTTTTCTTTGTTTAAAATGTAATGAATTGTTTTTTTCAAATAACATTTCTAATACATCTTTAAATTTGTCTCTTGGTATCACATATGATTTATATGTCTCACTTAATGTATCATAATAACTATCCAAATCTGAATAAGTGGAAGCATTATAAGGACCACTTAATATGCCTTGTTTATATTCTTCATATTGGCTTATCAAGAAATCCTCATATTTTTTTAGTTCAGTTGGATTTTTCAAATAGTTTAGTACATCCACAGATGTAGGTTTATCTTTTTTCAAAAACTTTTTAAATGTTGTTTTATCTATAGTATTTTTTTTGGGTATAAAAAGTTCATAATTTTTAGTGGTATCATTATTATCTAAATTCTTATATTTTAATAAGTTATAATTATCATCATTAAATACTTTTATTTTACCCGAATCAATGCTTACTACAAAATCAGTTCTCGGGTCATCTTTATTGCTTATAATTGGTTTATTTACTGTTGAGTCTCCGGAATCTTCATCTTCATTTATTATTTTATATGTAAATCCGAAAAAAGTTTTTTTTACAAAACATTTAAATTTTAATGTCTCATATTTAGTTGAATTTGGATTTAAAACTTCTTTTAATCTTACATAAAACCAGTATTTAGGTCCACCTATTTTCTTTAATTTCCCTATACATCTATAATAACTATCCACTTTAAAATTTGAGTTTATATAATCGACACCAAGGTCATCGGAAACGCTATTAATATATGTTTTGTTTAATTTCACATCAGATAATTCATAATAATAGGCTGGATGGATTACATCAAAATCCTTGTCTAAATATTCAGGTTTATATAATATAACAAATTTATCAAATAATTGACGATTGATAATATTTTTAATGATAGATTTGTCTCTTTGAAAATAAAATAAATATTCATAAAATTGTATCAATTTAGTTTCTTTATTTTTTGTTTTCTCATTCAAATATTTGAAAAAATCTTTTATAGGTATATCTAGTTTAGGTATTATAGTTACATTGTTTACAATTGGTAAATCCGACAAAAATTTCTTGAATGAACTATCAAATACATCAGTATACTTAATGCTTTTCAGTTTTTTGTTAGAATATTTATAACGATATTCCAAATCAGTCTCATTGTATAAAGGTACGTAAAAGGTCACTTCTTTTACTCCTGTTTCTTTAACGACATTAAATAATGTTTCCCGAACTTTGTCTCGGATTAAATTTTCACGCCCATAATCATAATCAATTATTTTTGTTGACGGTTTTTCTTTAGGATAAATGATATAAGTATCCTTCTTTTTAAAAATATTATCATATTTATAATCTTCAAGCAATTCTTCTTTAATATTTGTATCTTTAAACATATCCGTCTTTAAAAGTTCCTCTTTGTTTTTTTCATTATCAAAATCATACATCGTTATGGTCGGTTTAATCACAACCGAAATATACTTATACGCATTGTACATATATAAAACTATAGAAATTAAATAAAATTTTCTTTAAATAAGGCATATTCTTCTATGTCATTTTCTTTGTGTTTCTTTTGTGAATGGGCACGTTTAAGAATGTCAATCGAATCGTTTATTTCTTTTTGAGTTATGTTGCCGGACAAATCTTTCACTTTACATTGGTTAGGTATTATACAATATTTACTTTGTTCATTTAACAAATAATCCGCTAAAAGTAAAAATAAAATCGTCATTAAAATAGATATAAATATGTCTCGTGTACCCATCCATATAACCGCAAACAAAAGCAATTGTTTACCAAAAATATATTTCACATAATATTCTTGTGATTTACTCAATTCCAACGTGGCGTATCGTGTACATATATTCATAATAAGAATAATGAACCCCGCAAATATTTTGTTATTGTTTAAAGAATGATAATAATCCAAGTAACTAAATTTATACTTTGTCATTTACTATAATATATATATTTAAATTATAGTAAAAAAATATACTGATTATTTAAGTATGGCTTTTGCTTTTAATGCGGCTTTAATAAAAAACGATGAACCAACACCGGTTTTAGAAAAACCAAAAATAAATAAAGATAATTTAAAGCAATTATTAAAACCAACGGTGGAAAAATCAAAAGAAATACCTAGCGAAATTGACATAGTAAATATTCATTCTAATATTCAAGAAGAAAATGACGATGAATTAGCACAATTTTATCACAAAGAATCCACGCCACAATTAATACAACCCTCTAATGAATTTATACTAGAAGAAGGACCTCCTTCTATAGGAAACCCTTTATTAAATAAAATAAATCATATTTTAGAATTATTGGAACAACAAAAAGAAGTAAAAACAAACCAAAAAAATGAAGAAATTGTATTGTATTGTTTTTTAGGACTATTTATTCTTTATATTATAGATTCCTTTGTAAGTATTGGTAAATATAGTCGTTAAGTGGATTTTGTAAATATTGCCATTCGAAATGTCCCTAAGTCAACGTCTTTCATAAATTTTAATCCTTTTAAACTTGCTTCATAAATTAAATTATCCAGTTTGATTTGTTGATAATTCCATATATTTTTACGCTTTAGTGTATGTTTATTATAAATATTTTCAGTAACAATAGAATATCCAGCATTTTTTTCTACATTCAATGAAAAATTATAATGATACAAAAATTTTTCACGAGGGTTATGTTGTATGATATCTTTAATATGATCTATATTAGGTAAATAAGTGATGAATAAAAATCCTTTATGAATCAGCCATCCGTAACAAACACTTAGAAAATCACCTAGTTCGTATTTAGTATGAATACTAAACAAAGGACAAATAATATGTGTATTTAATTTTGTTATATAAGGATTGTATTTACCATATTGAAATTTTAATTCTGGATACAATTGTTTAGCATAGTTTATCATATACGAAGACGTTTCTAACCCAGTAATATTTGCGTAATTAGAAAGAAGTTGAACCATATGTCCTGTTCTACAATCTAAACATAAAACATTACTGCTTTTTCTTAAATAAGGAACGATTTGTTCGCATTCTTTAGTATGTATAGGTAAAGTATCGTATAAATCATCGTATATTTTCGCATAAAATCTGTCTAAAATATCGTGGTCTATTTTTATCAAAGAACTCTCTTCTAATACAGTGAACCCTTCTTGTCTCGAAAACATAAAATACAAATACAATAATATCAATAAGATTAATAGTTTCATCATAATCATTTGTTATATTATTTTATTTTTTTTTTAGTTTCAATATAAGAATGGAAAAATGTAAAATAATAGACAATCGTAAATCGTTTTCTCGTTTATCATTTTCAAATCATAAAAAATCGAACGTTATACAAGAACTTACCGAATCTTTATATTATAAAAAAAGAGACGATGCTTTACATTGGACGGCTGAAATGATATGTAGTGGATATTTGGCGGATTTATGGAAAATTTATATTATGTTTTATTGTAAATATATACATATTCATAATATAAAAATACCCATATATTTATGTAAAAAATTAGAAGAATTCAAAGGTATTTCGACTAAAACTGATTTTAAAAACGACGATACCACAAGAAATATTTTTTTTACAATTACACTCATTTTTTGCGAGACAAAAAATGAACACTCTTTGCTTTCTATGCCTTTTTCATTTAATTTAGAAAAAATGTACGACCATTTGAATGCGGATAATGTAGAATATATAAAACCATTTTTTAAGCAACAAGACCCAAAAGAGTTTTATATACCCCTAAATGAGTTGGTCTATCATATAGACAATACAAAAGATAAAACCAGCATTATTTATTGGTTAGATTGGTTGATAGACTATGATGTATATTTGACAAAAAAAAAGAAGAATGTTTACATAGTACCGCGTGGGAATATGTTGTTCAAAGATGATAAAAAAAATAGAAATATTATATGGTTATTATGGGATATTTTATTAAAAAAATCTAGCCATTGTAAAGATATTATACAACAATGTATACAATGTTTATATGTGTTATTTCAACATAAATATTCGGTGACTTCTAATAAAACATACAAAGGTATATTATATGTAGTAGTTCATTTGATATATTCACAGGACATCAATATGAATATAAAATTAATAGAAAACACAGGACTGTTTAAACATTTATACGATAATACCCAAATTATTTTTAGTGAAATAAAAGTAAAAGAAGTTTGGATAGAAGAGACAAAAACTGAAAAACAAAAATTATACGATTCGTTATACGCCTGTTGAACCAAACCCACCTGACCCTCTCGAAGTGTTGACACCTAAATCCGTTTTTTTATCGACCAATTCTACCACAATGGGTAAAACATCAGGAGAGACAATTTGTAAAAATCGCTCGTGTTTATTTACTTGTATAGGTGTTGAAGAATATATAACGTCAAACATACCTATTAGACATCCTCTATAACCAGAGTCAATGATGCCTACATTATTTGCCAATCTTAATTTTGTTTTAGAAATACTTGACCTAGGATACATATAAAACCCACTATTGTATTGTTTTGTATTGTAAGCATTTAGGACATTTTTATCCGAAGATATTTTTTTAATTATTTTAGCGCTACACATCACTTTAAAATCCATTTTATTCACTTTGTCTGACATGATAATTTGGTCTTCTGGATTCCATAAGTCAAACCCTGCGTCGATATGTTGTATATCATTGGACATATTTAAATGATGTTTATCAATAGACTCCATATATTTATCTTTTAATTCTTGGTCTTCCACATAAAGTTTCAAATACATAAATTGACCATAATAATTCAATAAATCATTTTGTAAATTTGTAAACATACTATTCATACAATCGTTATTTATTTAAATCTGTTTAAAATATATTAATGGCATTAAGTGAAAAATATAACGAAATGTATGGCGACGGAGAGAACTTTTCTGAAAATGTAAATAAAAATATCTTTAGAAACGCGACCAATAATTATACAAATGATGATTTTAATAATGATAATGCTATGAATCGAAGTTTAAATAATGCTATGAATCGAAGTTTAAATAATGATAATGCTATGAATCGAAGTTCAAATAATACTTCAACAAACAATACTTTATGGTATATATTTTTATTTATAATACTAGGCAGTATATTATTTGCTTTATTTTACTTCAGAGACAATATTATACAAATGTATAGAGATGTCATAAAACCAAAACCCAACGTAAATAACGAACTGAGACAATTGAACAAAAGTATAAAAGAAGAAAAAGAAAAACGCGAAGAAAAGGAAAAAGAACGGGAATTAAAAAGCAAAAAAGAAAAAGGAGGTGTAAATCAATTGTTGAATAAAATAAATTATAACAGTAACCAAATTGCTAAAGAAGATGGTTATTGTTATATTGGATATGATAGAGGAATGAGAAACTGTAGCGAAATACACCAAGGAGAAACATGTATGAGTGGCGATATATTTCCTTCTTTAGAAATTTGTATGTTTCCTAATTTAAGAGAATAATTATAAACTGGTTTCAAACGGGATGTTTTGGTCGTAAACAATATCACTACAATGACCCTTCTGTGTTTGACAAGATTCTATATTTTGTGTGTCTCTTATCATTTTTAATGTTGCTTGACTGAATCTACTTTTAGACGTAACTGAATTTTTGTATGTATTTTTTTCACTCAATGGTAATTGATTATTTTTATATTGTAGTATTTCTGCTTTACGACGCATTTGTCTCGTTTTATAATCATATTGTTCAAATGAAATATTTCTTCCGTTGGTTCTTCCATCTCTAGTACGAAAATATATATCATCATAAATGTTTACACCTTCGCGATTTTTATATTCTCGTAAATTTGCCAAGGCTATAAACTCTGGATTACCTTCACGAAATTCAAGCTCTATATTATCCGATATATCTGCTAAAATAAGAGAAGAAATATCTTCTATATATTTTGTTCTGGATATAGTTACAAGGCTCATACAATAAAGAATTAAAATAATTCTTTTCGAATATCTTCTAATGAAGCATTTACACCTAATACAGCATCTTGGTCATTTGGCGCATGAATACTTACAAGTTCACCTTTTTCGTTGATGCTTTGGGTTAATTTGTTATTGGTTTCTTTTGCCTTTTTCATATTTTCTTCAATCGCATTTATTTTCGATTCTTTTACTCTTGCTTCAAAATTTTGTTTTGCTTTATCTTCATTAATCTTTTTCTCGTGCATTAAATCATTTAATTCTTTCTCTAAATATTGAACATTACCAGTTTTGTACGCTTCTGGATGATAAGGCAACCAAATTCCTACTGGTCCTACGTATACATCGTGGTTCGGGTCTGTTTCTCTTAACATTTTACTACGTTGTTCTGCTTCTTCTTGGGTAGAAAATACGCCACGCACTTTTAGTCCTCGGACACTGGTTTGAAAAGCGTTTTCTTTTAAAAATTCCTTTTCAAGAACATCTTCTTGTTTATCTATAAAATTCTTATAATCATCACTCACGTCCACTTTTAGTTTATCTTTGAATGTATCTACAAAAGAGTCATATTCTTTATTTAATTCTTCAATGGGAATATTATATTTATAAGAGACAAAATTAATAAATTCAATGAATTTACTCATCGATTTTACGATATCGTATTGTTGAACAAAACGTTCAAAATAAAATAATTCTTTTTTCTTGATCAAGTGTTCTGGAGAAACAAATGATAAGCATACAAACTTCTGTTCAGCAATGGGTCTATCTTCATCTAATAAATCAACATTCATTATTATAGAATAAATAAATCCTTTATATATTTTTTATGGTTATATTATTTTTATATTTATAAAATATAATGTTGAACTTTAGAGAATTGTTAAAACGCGTCATTAAATATTTAGTAGAAGGTTTGATGGTATCTATTGCCGCATACGCCATTCCAAAACAAAGTTTGAAATTGGATGAAATAGTTCTTATTGCTTTAGTTGCCGCAGCAACATTTAGTGTATTGGACACGTATTTACCAACTATGGGAACGAACGCGCGAACTGGTGCCGGCTTTGGTATTGGTGCGAATCTAGTCGGTTTCCCAGGCGGGCTATAAAGTAGATATAAATTCCCAATCTAGTTCCCGACATATGTTTTTCCATATTTCGTCTTGTTCTACCTTTTTTTGTTCTTTTAACATTGGGAAATGTTTAAGATAACTTGTTTCGCCTAATAATTCACATAATTTATAAAGTGTATAATAATAATTTAAAAAATTTACTCTATCATTAGGACAATATTTCGAATATGGTATTTGAATATCCATAAATAAATTACATAACGTTTCTTCTAATTTGGGGCTCATTACAGGTGGTTTTATACCAAGTCGGTCTTTAATAAAAGGTATATGTTCATAATATTTATTGTATCCCAATTTTTTTAAGATTTCTTTTGTTTTCTTATTGGTCAATTCGCTCAATTCTATACGTTCTTTTTTGACTTGATTTTCTATTTGTGAAATGATTTCATGTGGTATATCGGTAGACTCTTTTGCTTGAAATTGAGACAAAATTTCTCTAAAATGATTGATCCTTTTATAAGCATAAAAAGAAATTTCTTTAGGAGGGTCTTTATAAGACGGCTTGTCATTTTCTACAAAAAATGTTTCGTTGTTGAAACAATTATTACACAATAAAATACCCTCTGAAATAATTTTTATCATTTCTCCTTTTGAACACTTGCTACAAACACTATTGTCAAACATAAAGTCGCTTATGTTCATACTACTAAAATTATTTTTTTTAATATAATTTTGGATACTTTTATTTAAAATATTGATACTATCATCTTCTTGTTGATTAAAAAAACGTTGTATCATTTTTTTAGGGTTCTGGTTTATTTCAATCTTTTGTTTACATTCGAAATAATTGAATAAATCATTCGAGTTATTTAGTAAATAATCATTTTTCTTTTTCTTTAAGCGATATAATCTTTGTTGTTCGTCTTTTTGTAATTCACTATTTTCTTGTTTATTATTTAATATTTTATATTCAGCTTGATTGATGTCATTTAAATAATTGGTGTATAAATTATCAATGGTAAGTTCTTTCATCATTATATTATACAATTAGTAGGTCTTTAATCGTTTAATTTGTTTATATATTTTTCGGTATTTAAATAGTTTAATTTTTATATTAACAATATAATCATATATTATTATGGATCGTATGATGAAAAAAAAGTTCATATTAAACGCCATTATGAATGGTTGGAAAGTAAAAAAAAGAAATGATAATTGTTATGTATTTAAAAAAAACAAGAAATACGTGTATAATTATAATAGTCCTTTGTTATTGAAACAATTTATACAGAAAAATTTAATTAATTAGAATTTTATTTTTTTTTTCTTTTGTTAGATTATAGAATGGGTGGTGGACTTATGCAATTAGTAGCTTATGGCGCACAAGATGTATATCTTACGGGTAACCCCCAAATTACTTTCTGGAAAGTGACTTATCGTAGACACAGCAATTTTGCTATGGAGTCTATTGAGCAAACCTTCAATGGTCAAGCCGATTTCGGTCGCCGGGTAAATTGTACTATTTCGAGAAATGGCGACCTTGCTTACCGCACTTACTTACAAGTAACTTTGCCAGAAATTAATCAAAGTCTAGCTGCGGGCGATGTGTATGCTCGTTGGTTGGATTTCCCTGGTCACCAGTTGATTGAACAAGTCGAAGTCGAAATTGGCGGTCAGCGTATTGACAAACACTATGGCGACTGGATGCAAATTTGGTGCCAATTGACCCTCGACAAGAACCAAGAAGCCGGATACAACAAGATGGTTGGCCAAACTACCCAATTGACCTTCATGACGGATCCATCGTTCGCGGACGTGGATGGCCCGTGTGATTCCAACGCACCAAGACAAGTGTGTGCCCCTCGTAATGCTTTGCCAGAAACGACCCTATACGTCCCTCTTCAATTCTGGTTCTGTACCAACCCTGGTCTTGCTCTCCCCCTTATTGCTCTACAATACCACGAAGTCAAAATTAACCTTGATTTGCGCGCGATTGATGAGTGCTTGTGGGCTGTAAGCTCTTTGTCCCCAAGTTCGTCTGCGGATGTAAAAGTAACCGCGGCATATGCTCAGTCGTTGGTTGCCGCGTCTCTTTACGTGGACTACATTTACCTTGACACCGATGAACGCCGACGCATGGCGCAAAACCCTTCGGAATACCTCATTGAACAGCTCCAGTTCACTGGGTCGGAGTCCGTTGGTTCGTCATCCAACAAAATCCGTCTCAACTTCAATCACCCTTGTAAGGAGCTTGTTTGGGTTGTACAACCAGATTGTAATGTAGATTATTGCGCCGGTACCCAAGGCGATACTACATTGTTCAAGGCTCTTGGTGCTCAGCCGTTCAATTACACGGATGCGGTTGATGCTCTACCTAACTCCATTAAGGCGTTCGGTTCTGATGCAGCGGTCGACGGACAAAACGCATTCATTAGCGGTGGATTGCTCCAACAAGCCGAAGCCCCACAAACCAGCGATGCTGTATGGTCTCTCGCAAATGACGATGGCGCAGACTGGGCTCTTGGTGGTGGTACTGTTACTGGTTCGGGTGTGTCGGACGCCGGTACTTTCGTACTCGCGGAAACTTCCCTCAACATGCACTGCTGGGGTGAAAATCCTGTGGTTACTGCCAAGCTTCAGCTCAATGGTCAAGACCGCTTCTCGGAGCGTGAAGGTACTTACTTCGATCAAGTACAACCTTTCCAGCACCACACACGTTACCCTGATACTGGTATCAACGTATATTCGTTCGCTCTTCGCCCAGAAGAACACCAGCCATCGGGAACTTGTAACTTCAGTCGCATTGATAACGCCACTCTCCAATTGGTTCTATCGAATGCCACGGTCGAAGGCACCAACACGGCGAAAGTCCGCGTGTATGCCCGTAATTACAACGTGCTAAGAATTATGTCGGGTATGGGTGGTCTCGCATACAGCAATTAAACATTTTTGTTGTAAACATTATTTTATAAATATGTATTTTTGTATATTTATAAATTAAAAGATTAATATAGTCACATTGTTTATACAAATATGTATATAAAATATATTAAGCATGAATGAAAATTAAACTTACCAGATAATTACTTAAATTGATTTACTCGTAACTTAACAATCTTGAAAATATATTCAGCAAATCTAAAAATAAATTCACTGATAATAGCGGATAATTGGGGTATTTTACACATATAGACGCATAATGATACAAACGATTTGTATCATACAATAAAAAAACGGAAAATAATAAAATCACAATATAATCCATCATATTTTTTAAATAATCACTATATTGATTTGTCAAGATAAAATACAATTCTGTAATGATAATCGCAAATAATCCAAGCATCAATCCCGCCATTACTTTTTCATATGTTTGTTTCAAAAATTTGGGTATTACATTGGCGAATAATGTCAAACATAAAAACAAGATGAATGTTGAAATAAATGCCCTTTCTACTTTATCTTTAAACTTTTCAAGCAAAGGAGATAATAAAAGAGACACCGACCCCAAGAATACAAGCCAACCAAAATGATTTGTCAAATATCCTTTTTTACTGAATAATGGTCTTATAGATAAAAATATAATAGAGACAAAAGATAAAATAATGGCTACATACATAGGGGGTTTCCACGAAATAGATTCGTATAAATAAATAAAGCTCGCACATAAACTTACAGACAAAGCTAAATATAAGTATACATTCATCACAAAATGATTACACGTTGGGGCACCTTTCGAGAAAGCAAACGTATACACTAATAAAGCGATTGTAAGTGTTAATATAAAAGGAATCATATATATTAGACGCTATATTTTTTTTTAACTTCCAAATAAGCCAAGTATTTATTATTGTAATGATTCAATATATATTTGTTTAATTCCGCAGGCGTTATGGTACCATTATAATCAAACTCTTTAAAAAGTTCACCACAAGGTTCTTCATAGAAAAAATCAAACATTTCTATAATCATTTCTAATGTACAAAAACCAACTTCCAAATTGACATCAATTCGTCCCGGTCGTATGAATGCTTTGTCTAATTTTTCAATATGATTGGTCGTGACAATCAAAATACGACCCGGTGTCTCCAAAATACCATCTAATAAATTTAAAATAAACGACAAAGATAATTCTTCACCAAACACATATGGGTTTTTTTGTTCAGCACTCGGTGGAACTACACTATTTTCACGCTTATAAATAATATCCGTCAAACAATCGATGTCTTCAATGACATAAATTCGTTCATCCATAGATATATTAAAATGTTCCGTTTTGTTATCTACCAACACACTTAGTTTTTCATCAAAAAACAAATTACGAAGTTGTGCTTGCGTAGTATCTTTGTATAACTTAATATTGATGACATGACGATTTGTATCTTTGGCAATCGATTTTATAATGGAGGTTTTGCCAGTCCCGGGTGGTCCGTGCAATAATATACCAAGTGTATGCGGAATACCCTTTTTAATATACCAATTTTTGTTATTAATAAACATATTTACTCTCTCTTTTATTGCGGTCAAATGCATACCAAAAATATTATGTAAAGATTTGTTCGTATTGAAAGGTGTCATATGAAACGTAATATGTTTAGGTGCCTTATCCAATTGTATGACCCCTTCTTGGTCTTTCGGCAAAGTCACGTGCTTTTCGTCAAAGAAATACTTTTGAACACCTAATTTATTTTTTTGTTCATACATATATTGTTTGGTCAACTTATCCACAAAATATTTCATTTCATTCAATGTTTTACTATAAGAAATAAACTTGATTTTGTAAGATTTATCATCGTTTTCGTCGGTCGTTATATTGGATACTAAACATTCGTAATCGTTGTCCAATACAAATTTATGTTCATTCATTACGGAAAAGTTGTTACAATACTTCAAATGTTTGGATTCATTGTGGTTGACAATATAGTAATTGATTGCGTTAAAAATAATATCATCGCTGTTTTCTTTTTGAATAAATTGTATAGATGAAGTCACTTCTTTTTCTTTTTCTTCTTCGTGAATAAAAATAGGGACTTTTTCTTTTAATTTATTTTCAATATATTTGATACAAGCGTTTTTAATGACAGGTAAATAAGGGGTGATATTCATAACTAGTAATGTAGTAAGAATATGATAAATAGAAATATTTTCTTTCATCGTCATCATACTTATCATATTTGAATTCATCATATGATTTATCATTTGACTATCCATTATAATATACAATGTATAGTATATTTATATTAAAACATTTGTAAATCATTCATCATTTCATCTATAGAAGTAACCTCCATAGATTTTACATTATCAATAATATCTTCTTCCACATTTGGGACCAATTTTATGTCAAACCATTCCACACCGTATTCCGACAATTGGTTTAAAATATGACGACTCATCCACACATAATTGTATATATTTTTCTTTTCACTATAAATAGAATATTCACACGGTTTACAAAATATGTCAATCCCTATATAAGCACACAATTGTTTATGTTCCCTAAATACTTGTTTGTTTACTTTATATTTTTCGGTGATTTTAAAAACGGGTTCGTTATATTGATCCATATAGTCTTCAAATCGTGCTCGTTGATTTTCTTCAATAATCACTAGTTGACATGGGTGACTATAACTATTTATATTATACATATCACAAAATACAATAATGTCTACATTAGACAAAAACGGATTTTTAAATATTTCTTTTGGCTTGATATATACATTATCATAAGTATATGGAGGAACATCTTTTAGGTCATTAAAGAATATAGTAGTCGTAATACGATTCATACAAATCTCACATTCTTCATTTACCCATACGTAATCCAATGTTTGTTGTGTCATAATTAATCTTTGTTTGTTTATGTTTTATTTGTATCTAGTTTATTTTCAATTTTAAAAATTGATAGGTTTCTTGTGTTTTAAATACTATAAAAATGATGAAAACACTATTGTATTTGTTATGGTGTATGTCGTATTACGAGTATTCATCTAAGGCGCCACGATGGATGGAGGGCGTATATTGGGGATATAAAACAAACGATGAATTAGAAACCATATCTTCTTCTTTTCAAGAAAATGGTTATGTTATTATTCGCAAAGCATTGCCATTAAAAGTTGTAGATGAACTTTACCAAAGATTTCCAAGGCAGAATACAATAGCTACTTCTTTTATAGAATATGTCGTTTCACATAGTATGGGACAATTTTCAACATTGGGTGGTTTATGGGTCAACGATGATGTATTTTACTATGTTTGGACAAAATCAACGATTCTGTCTATGTTAGAAGCTTGTATGGGGACAAACCATATTCGTTTGTTGACGGATTATGTGGTTGGTATTAAAGGTGGTGTCAATGAACACAATATTGTAGGTAAATATCATAGTGATTCTACTAGTTTTGATATAATAGATCAATATGGTATAAGTGTTTGGATACCATTGACAGATATTTATCCAGACACAGGTGGTTCAATTATTATGATTGGGAATAATAAAATAGACCCTATATGTTTAAAACAAGATAAGCAATATAGCAAATATTGTATTCAACAATTTCAAGATAATCACGAAGTGAGTTCTTATTCCAAAGGAGATATACTACTATTCTCTCAAAATAGTATTCATAAAACACAATTATTATTAAATAATACGTGGAGGTATGCTTTGATTGGTCAATTTTTCGACGGAAATAAAGCCTCTTTTCAAAAAACAAACAGTGGAATAGTACAGCGTAAAAAATCATGTAAATCATATGAACCAAACTACCAAACAAATATTCTTCATTCATCGTGTTTTCCAAAGATTGGTTCGATTCAAGATACACGTAAATATATTACACGAGATTCAAAAATAAAAACTATCATAAAAATCGTCTCAAATTTTAGACATTATCATTATTAAGTTATTTTGTACCTCCGTTATATTTAACAGCTAAATTTGCTTCAAGTAACATATCCGAAATATTTTTATTGTCGTAATACACGTTGGCTAAAATTCGTCCATATTTTTCGATTTCAACGTCTTTCAATTCTACCATTTTATCCATAATTAAATTACTCACAAAATCCCTAGACAAAATGGCGTTTTCTTTTTCTAGAGGGTCTTTTGTTCTTAATTCAGGTGTGTCAATCCCCTTTAAACGAACAGAAAAACGGTATAATGTTGATTCATCATAATGAAGTTTGGTCGCGACCGTAATAGTGTCTCCGTCGTACACTTTGATTACTTTACCAGAATGAATTGGTGGGATAAATGGGACAGTATCTTTGTATTGGACGTTTTCCATAATATAATAATATTTATCTTATCTTTATATTATTATATGAAAACATTTATGACCCATAAAGGTATTGAAAACTTTTTTAGAACAAATATAACTAGCAACTGGATATATGATGAAAAAAATGTTTTGAGACAAATAGAACAATGGAATAAACAATTACCTTGGATAAGACCATATTATGCTATGAAATGTAACCCGTCGTATGATTTATTAAAAACATTAACTACTCGAATGAAATATAATAATATCGGGTTATGTGTTGCGTCGTTACAAGAATTTCTATTAGCACAAAAATATACACACAATATAATATATACAAACCCACATATGATTTTGTATGAAAAAAAGCATTTATTTAAATTATTTAATCAAAATTGTTTTAAAGTAGTAGATACGATGGAAGAACTAGAACAATTCATAGGACGAAATGTAAATGTACTTATAAAAATGAATAGTTGTAACCATAATATAAATTCTTCACTGGATACAAAATTCGGGTGTACTTCACCCGAAGCATATGAATTGATTCATTATGCTAAACAACATAATATAAACATCCGAGGAGTATCTGTTCATATAGAGTCAAAGTCTAATTGTAAGCAGTCTTATATAGATGCGTATAAATATGTAAAACAAATTTTAGAATATTTGTCCTTGAGTTGTGTATATCCTGAACAACCAATATTGGACATCGGTGGCGGGTTATTGTATAATACAAATTTAGAAGAAGTATTGGGTTGGACAAAATATATACATTATGAAATCATTGCTGAAACTGGAAGATATTACGCAGAACCATCGTATCATTTATTAACAGAAATTATTGCCAAAACACGTCGTGGTATATTTTTAGATAATGGCATTTATCATGAATTAAACGTATATCACCGAGACCATTGGGAATTTCCAAAACTAGCTTATTATTATGACCACGAAAAAGATTCATTGGAGAAAGTAATGGAATATGAAGATACACGTATTTTTGGTCCAACGTGCGATTCATACGACCATATGGGTATATGTAGTTTTCCAAAAGATTACAATATGGGAGACCATATATTTTTGGAAAATATGGGTGCTTATACGAACGCAGGTAGTTGTAATTTTAATGGTATTTTGGGAGCGTCGTGTGTTTTATTTAATAAAACTTAATATATAATGTTGCTCGTTAAAATTGCGAGTGTATCCCTTTTATTGGATTTTATTTTTTTATCTTTTATGAAATATTACTTTAATTCTATGATACAAAAAATTCAAGGGTCGCCTTTGAAATTAAATATATTTGCAACCGCCGTAGTATATTTTATTATTATATTCAAAATATATTATTTCATATTTTTACAAAATTCTAGTTTATTATATGCGTTTTTACTTGGTTCAACCACATATGGTATATTTGAATTTACAAATATGGCTATATTTAAAGGATGGACTTATACGTCAGCTATAATAGATACATTGTGGGGCGGTATTTTATATTTTCTTACTACATACATTGTCAGACATATGATTTAAATTATATAGTTATATATATGAATATAGAGAAATTTAAGTATACAACCAAAAAAGACAGAAAAATATTTTCGAGTTTTCTTAAACAACATATAGGAGATATAACAGATTTGGTATTGGAAATGCCTTGGGATAGTTATGAATATAAAGGCCCTTGTATTTTAAGTCAAACTACCGAAGACGAAGAGCAGATATATACGCCAACTGAAATAATCGCAAAGTGTTATGATTTGCCTTATCATTTTATAGGTGGATGCGTTTATTATTTATATACAAAAAAATACCCAGATAAAAATAAATATATGGATTTAACAGGTGATATTGATATTTATTTAGATATTCCAAAGATTTTTTCAATCAATGGTAGAGAAGATATTAAATATTTAAATGATTTTTATAAATCTGTTTTTGAAGATGAACAAGGTATAAATATGAATGATTGTATAAAAGATTATTGTGTATGGATATTAGTACATTTTTTTAAATTATTTAGTAGTGAAATAAAAGATGATTTTTATAATGAACTACAAGAATATAGGTTTAATGAAAAAGATAAACATATTCTCTCAATCGATGGGTCTAAATTAGTAAAAAATATACATAATAAGATATATTTTTATGTAATCCGAGAAAATAATATGACAAAAATTCAAATAGAATGTAAAGTAAAACATATGGAACATCCTGACCATTTGGTTGAATATGTTTTAATAACAGATATTCAAAATGAAACAGATGAAACATGGGATTCAACGAACTCTTATTTTAAAAAAAAAGTAGATATTTTTGATATTAATAATAAAAAATATAATATACAAAAATACAAAGATCTAATTAATCATAATATGAGAGCGATGAATGACCGTATTGTTTTAGCAGACAAAGATGATTCGCATAAATTTTTTAATCATATAGCTAGAATACGTTATTTAAACTATATATATGATGAACAAAATATGAATAATGATGAATTAGAAAATACCATGGCTGAAATTATTTACTCATTGTGGGAAAATAAAGAAAATATAAGAAAATATAATTATGAGGAAATGAATAACAAAAAATTCATAGAAACTATGGTTGGCAATTTTATAAAACAATTAAGTTTAAAAATAAATTCAATGGGAATTTTTGTTATAAAACCTAAAAAAGGTAGACGTATAACTTTAAGAAGAAATGAAATAATAGAAAAATATAATGAATTAATAAAAAAATGTATAGAAATAGATATTTTGGAAAGAGGTAGACCTGAGAAAAAGAAAAAAATGTTATCTAAGAGAAGTTTTGCTCGTAGTCCTAAAACACGAAAAGTTAAAAGTGTAAGCAAGTCCAAGTCTCGGTCAAAGTCTCGGTCAAAGTCTCGGTCAAAGTCTCGGTCAAAGTCTCGGTCAAAGTCTCGGTCAAAGTCTACATAAGTAATCTTATAATAAGAGTAAACACAAGGGTGTGTACGACCAAGCCAAATGTAGTGGGGCAACCATTTTTGTCAGAGACATTCCCTAAAATAGAATTCACTAGTTTATAGGTCATAGGGTTCGATATTAAAATAAACACTAATGTAGTATATAGTGTATATAACCATTTCTTATTATTGTTTAACTTACACATGTCGCAACTCATATATATATACTATAATATAAAAAGTTCATTCATTTTATTTCCTTCTTTTGAAACTATCGTTTCAAAAAACAAACTTGTATATTTATTGTCTCTAAACCTAAAAGTAAATGTTTTATTTTTTTCCTTTCTTCCTACACGACCAATTGCCTGAATAATCTTTTCTTGGGTTATATTCTCTATGTCTTCTGATAAATATCCGTGAGAAAACTGATAATTGGTACCGTATATATAATCACTTGTTGCTAATATAAGCATCAATTGTTTTGAATCGGCTAATTCTTTCATAATATCATTGAAAATGATATCATTTTTATGCAAAACACCTATGCCTAATAATAAAAGCACTTTGTATTTGAATGATGTGTTTGTATTCATAATACGATTGACGTAATTTTCGTCTATATTTCCTTTAAACGCATTGGATGTATTGTAATTACCAGACTTACTCCACCGCATAAAATGATCGTATGAATTTGGAATATACAAAGGATCCAATTGTATATTTTTATAATTTTGTTCTAATTGCTTTATTAAACGGTCTAATTTTAATATATCTTCATCGAAACGCATATTTTTCATTTTATTTTCATTGTTTTCATCTTTCGCAATTTTATCTTGATAATCTTTTTTATGTTGTGCAATGGTTTTATTTAAATTAAAGTTGAAATTTATTTTTTTCTCAAGGCCGTCTAATACATTAGAATTAATATTTAATTGTTTCATCAGTTCATCCGTGTAATGTTCTACATCTTTCACTAACCATAACGCAGGACCATATTGAATGGAACATGCTGATTTCGTCGTAAACATAACTGAATTATCATAAGACGTTTTACAATGGTCGTGAATGAGTTGTTTTTGTATGACTTTATAATAATATTGCTTGATGGTATATGCGTTTATATTTTTCATAGGTATTTTATTGAAGTCGTCTAAATAGGAAGTCTTTAAAATATAATTTGCACACTCGCATACACTCAAAAATTTCAAATAATGATTGCCCTTTGTTTCAACAAACTGGGTTACTTGTTCTATTGTATCAAAATAACTATGTGGCATAATTATATTATTGGAATGGTCCATCAACACAATATTACTAGTATAATCATTTGACTCTATTTTATGAAATTGCGAACCTTCAAATTTTGTTTTAAACGTATCAATCATTGGTTCTAAATGATTGGGCAACGTAGCAGACGATAATATAAGTCTTGGTATTTTATTTATTTTCCAAATGTTAGAAAGAAGTTCGTGTAAAGGATGGTCATCATAATCCATCGATATGGTGGGTTCATCCCAAAATAAAATAATGTTTTCTTTGTCAAAGAAAGATAACATATAGTTCATAGCGTGTTCATAAGAATGAATATCTGTAATCAATAATTCCAATTTTGTACCATCGCTATGGATTGGTTTTTTATTCGAATAACTATTGATTGAAAAATAATGTAATCGTATGTCTTCCGTATTTTTACAACCAAACGCAAACCCCGTTTTTATTCCTACATTGATAGCACTTTTTGCTAAATTTATACCAATATGTCTCGATGCGCATACAAAAATAACTTTGAACCCTTGACATAAGCCAATAGGAGTTAATGTTTTACCAGAACTAGTGGGGGATGTATAAAATATAATATTTCTTTCTTTTTTTTGTAATATAGAATATATGTCTTTTTGGTGTGGGTGTAATTGTAAAGGAATATAATCAAAAATAGGATTGTTTTCTATTACTTTTGAACAATGTTTTAAAATATCTTCAGGACATAATGACGATGATATATTTGAAAGAGATTCACGAAAATAAGGATTAATTTGCGGATACGTTTCAAATAAATAAATTATGTTATAATAATAAATAATTTTATCTTTTTTCTTCCATTTTTTATAATTGTCCAATATAACATATTCAATGGTGGATTCTATATTTTTTATATTTTCAATACGTATTTTGTCTGCGCTGTTTAATTTATACTTAGGTTGCTTTACATTCGGACATTCTAATTGTAATTTTTTAAGCATTGGTTTCAAAATGTGTATATATATGTAATAATGTGGATTTTTATTTTCGATTTTGATACAATCAAATAAAGTAATATGAATATGTTCTTGTATATTCAAGTCATTATAACCTTTCTTGATTAACTCCACAATATGTAATTCTTTTTGGTCTAATTTTTTTTCAATGCTTACCCATTCCGTTTTTGATAATTTAATTTGTTTAAATTCATCCATAATAATCTTTATAAACTATTATTTAAATTGTAATATATCTAAAGTATTGCCTTGGGTTTTAAAATTATCTGAACCATATATTTCTTGTAACATCAACCATTCAAACATTCCACCAAAATAAATAGACACATTTGTAAATCCTAGTTTTTTTAATTGATTGAACTTTTTAATGATCGTTTTGTCTCTATAATTTTTTCCGTAGACAACAACCCATATTTTTTTATTGGTTTTCAAATATTGGTTCATTGTGTTTATTTCCTCATTGATATTCAAAGTTTTATCAATGAGACAAAATTGTTCGTGTTCAGGTAAAGTATTTATAATAACATCGTGTTTAAAAATATCTTCAAAATGTACCATAGGAAATGACGAATAAATGTTTCCCATATAACTATATACATTAAAATTTTAATTGAAATTTACTGTAATTTCTACCATTTCTTTTTTTAAACATTTACTAGCAGATACAGATAATTCTTGTCGTTTTTTTCGAGTAATATTTAGATTTTTTTTACTTCTTGAAAGGCTATTATTATTATTCATATCTTCTTCAATAATATCATAATTGTCTTCTATATATTGAATAATATCATTTTCGATCGCCCATTTAAAAAAGTTCAATTGACCAATCGTGGTTTCGATTGAATATCCATCCCCATATGGTACCTGTATACGTTCCCATCTACAAAAAGGGTCGAAACGTTGTTTTTTAAACGCCTTTAAATTTAATTTATAATCTTCGTACACAATAAAACGCGTAGATTTTTTGTTTTTGTATTTTGTAAAATATTTTTTGGCATAATTTGTGGTAAACCAATCAATAATACGAAGAGATGTTCTAGATTCGCCATTGATGATGACCAGCATTTTTTTAAGATTAGAACCTTCTTTGTAAAATAACATTAACTTCACTAATAACAAATTATTTTGGTCTAAAATTTCGTCATTCATTGATAATTTATTCTTTATATGTTTATATTGATTTATCATCCATACGAATTATATTCAATTGTTTTGAAAATTTAAAATATTCGTGATTATCGTTTCTTCTTTGTAAATTACAGCGCAAACAAGAAATACACGTATTATTGGAATAATGTCCGATATTATTGTTGAGTCTTTCTAGAGACCATTGGGTCATAGATTTTTTATGTTTATACAAAATATACAAATCATGTTTACAATAATAACATTTTAAATCACAATCATATAATTTTTGAATGAGTTCTTTGTATGTAATATGGGATACTTGGTCATATTTATTTTTCTTCTTATCTTGTTGTTTGTAAGAACTAATTTTTTTCTTTAATTCACTTTCTATATGTGGCTCATTACATATATCATAATACATATTATGAATACATAGTTTTTGAAAAGATAAATCGTAATTTATGTCATATATATTTTTTTTTAAATGCGTATTAAAAATAATATGTTTCATATTATGAATTAAACATATTAAATATATTATACTATGAATGAGTTGAAAAGCGATTGTAAAGAATACAATGCTTTAAATTATAGGACATTAATTCATACTGGCTCTACATTACATACAACGAATGTGGTAACCACCGAAGAATCTCTTGCGAATTTTCTAAACGATGATATGGACAAAAATCGTAAAGGAATATGGTCGAAATTGACCAAAACAGCCAAGATTGTTAAGATTAAAAAATATATTAAAGACATTCGTGAAAGTTATAATTTAACGCAAGATGAAGTAAACAAAACAACTAATCTTCTTACAAAAATGATTGAACGAAAAAAACTTAGTAAAAACAATGAATTAGTCTACAACCAAGATAGCGGACATATTGAATCTATTCCTGGTCTAACGTTTAACAAAACAAGTCGTGTATTTTCTTTATTAACAGATAAACCGTCTACGTTAAAAGTAAAAAAAACAATTCCTAAAATTGATTAAAAACAATTCATTAATATATACATACAATGTTCAACGACGAAATATGGAACGTATTCTTGGACTACCCTCATCATATGGTGACCGACCATTTAGAAAACAACATAATTACACATTTAAAAGATTTTGTATCCGATTTTATGGACGAAAAAACTATAGACGATTGGATACAAAATAATTTGGACGACTCTTTAAAAGAGTTAAAGTTAAAACGTAGTTATATGACATTTATGAAAACCATCGAAGAACAAATCGCGTGTCGTTGCGATATAAAAGAACATATACAACATTTACAAGAACTGAGTCAACCGGAACAAAGGACGCCTGAGTGGTATGATTTTCGGGCGAATCATATTACGGCAAGCAATGCTTGGAAAGCTTATTCAGAAAAAGAAAAAGTGCGTAATCAAATCATTTATGAAAAATGTAAACCAATGGAAGTAAAAAAATATGGTCCTTCGTTAAGCGAAACACCTATGACTTGGGGGCACAAATATGAACCACTTAGTGTAAAATTATATGAAATGTGGAACGATACAACTATAAGTGAATTTGGATGTATCGAACATCCTAAACATAAATTCTTGGCGGCCTCACCAGATGGTATTGTCACCGGAAACAATAATTATGGAAGAATGATAGAAATCAAAAACGTCGTAAGTCGTGAAATCAACGGTATTCCCAAACACGATTATTATGTTCAAATGCAAATACAAATGGAAGTATGTGACTTAGACGATTGTGATTTTGTAGAAACAAAATTTACAGAATACGGGTCGTATGAAGACTATTTGAAAGACGGCTCGTTTAAATTATCGTTGGACGAAAAACAAAAAGGTATTATCAAAGTCTACATAGAAAATGAAGCTTACGTATATGAATATATGAACCTAAGTTGTAGTGACCCAAAAAAATGGTTGGATGAAGAACCTAAAGAAGGATGGCTTAAAAATGTATATTGGAAATTGGAAGTATATTCGTGTGTATTTGTACCTAGATGCAAAGCGTGGTTTGACTTAACGTTGAATGATATTCAAGATACGTGGGCGATTATCTTAAAAGAAAGGGAAAGCGGTGACTATATGTTGAGACAACCAACCAAACGCGTAAAAAAAGAAGAAGTTCATTTGACGTCTTGTTCTGTCGCTGAAAAAGATTTTGAGCAATCTACGTGTTAAGTTATTTTAATTTCAACATAATATACTTATTTTGTTTATTTCTTGATAAATAATCATAAAAATATACTTGTTTATTGTGTGTTTTTATTTGCTCGAACAATGGGTCTATATTGGTGAAATATAATGCGATTATCCCTTGGTCATTTGTTATACTAATGGGATATTCTATTAATAATTTCAATAAATCGTCGTATGTATTTTTTTTTATTATACTTGTATCATATAACATTATGGTGGTTTGGAAATAATCTATATTTAAATCGTATGTGTTGGATAGTTTCGTAAAATAGTTTATATTGTTTTTATCAAATTGATTATGTAATTTCCATTGATACGTCGGGAAAGCATCTGAGTGAGCCAACAATGTATTTTCTTTACATTCATCTATCATAGGAGTTATATCTGAAAAAATAGTTATCCCACAATCCAAATAAAAAATATAATCCCATTGTTTGAAAAATGTGTTAAATAAATGTAGTTTATGAAATTGAAACTGCTTCATAAACCAATGAGGTGGGCGTTTCATCGTTTTTTGTATAGTTGTAAACTCTTGTGAAAACGGAATATTTGGAAAATATTTTATGATGATATTATTTTGTTGAATAAATTCACAATTCAACAAAGGGCTATTATACAAATCGTCTCCAATGACTAAACAAATATTTCCTTTATATTTTCCGTGGGCAATTAATTGTTGACACGTATACATAAATTTATTAAAATATGGTTTGTTACATAAAAATACAACACACAAATTCTTGTCACACATTAATATATGATATAATAATGTGTGATTAATATAACGCGCCTAGTTTAGTTATTTACCAAATGTCTTAAATTTATATTTTTGAACAAGTACTTTAA